ACAGAGAACATCTATGCTTTGTTGAAGTTGAACCGTAGTCATCCAAAGTACCTCAGCATTATCGAGGATATCCGAAAAGACATACGGAATTTGATTGGAGAGGCCCCCAACGTTGGTCGCGTGTACGACTGCGCGAAGCATGGCCCGGGGACGTCGGCTGGATTCGAAGAAATGGGCAATAAAGTAACTCCGTATTTTAAGTGGAGTAATTTGCCCTATACCGTATCCAGTACCTGTCTCCCGTACGCCAAAGCGGCAATTGAGTCCAATCCACAATGGATTGGGGCGTTGATGAATAACTATAGAGAAATCCATAGTATTCCCATGTGGGCTCCTATTAACTTAGAGCGCTTTTGGAAATCAACGTTTACCATCGTGGACTATTGCCGCTATGCCTCTGTACCAAAGAACGCCGAAACTGAGCGTTCGATCGCGATTGAGCCCACCCTGAATGTGTTTCTACAGTTAGGTGTGGATAGATTGATCCGAAAAAGGCTGAAACGCCATTGGAAGATTGATCTTAATTCCCAAGAGTTGAATCAGCTGCTTGCAGCTGAATCATCAGTGTCGGATGAGAATTCGACACTGGATCTCAAGGGGGCATCTGAAATGGTCACGCGAGCTGCGTGTCTGCTTCTTCTGCCTGCTCAATGGTACGACCTCCTGGATGATCTGCGGTCTAAGTACATCAGACTGCCAGATCGGACAGAGGTTCCCCTTGCAAAGATGTCCGCAATGGGGAATGGTTTTACCTTCGCGCTCGAATCACTTATCTTTGCAGCAATAGCTAGACAAGCTATGAAGCGGGAGAAGGTGGTTGGTGATCTTTCCGTATTTGGTGACGATATAATCGTTCCTAAGTCGGTAACTCCTTTTGTTATAGATTTGTTGGAGAAGTTTGGGTTTTTAATCAACAAGGATAAATCCTATGTTGAGGGCCCATTCCGCGAATCTTGTGGGGTTGATCATTTAAGAGGGTACAATGTTAGACCGTTTTTCCTTAAGAAACCACTTAACACCGTCCAGCAAATATGGCTTACCTATAACTCCTTAACGGAGATGGAAGCCGTACGACACTGGGAATGGGGTTTGAATTTCGTTCACACAAAGCGGTACCTAGCA